GATCCACGCAGTATCCGTATTAATGGTAATGTTCAGTTTTATCGTGATAATCTCACAACTCCAACGCCAGTGCAAAGTGGAGATACTGATAAACTGACTATGGATAATACACTTGGAGTTTACAATTTATTCGACCAACTGACTATAAGACATGTTAAATCTCATCAAATATGTGAATCTATTAAAAATTATGCACGATTTATGAAAACGTATACTCAAGTGGGTTCGTCGTTGTGTGGTGATCTTATTGCTCATATGGGAGAATCTGTTTTATCTATGCCTAATCCAGACGCTTTTTTTGAAACTGTTATGGCAAATAATGCAAATGGTTCTCGTAAAAATCATTTCTCTGCTCATCTGCCGTGTGGATTTCTTCAAGGCACTGGTGGTGGAATTAATCTTATGGAAACCAGTTTTGGTGCTATACAAATTGTGTTAGAATTAACACCAGACCTTCAAGCGTTATTCTGTAAATCTGGAACACCAAGTAATCTTTCTAATGCACATTATGAATTTGAAAACTTAAATCTTACTTGTGAAGTGGCAGATATTACACCAGACCAAATGGCAAGTGTATCTAAACAAACCAGCGGTTCGTATCAATTCAATAGTATTACAAGTTTATATACGACGGTGAACAGCACAAATGCGCAGATCCAGTTCGGACTTTCATTGAAAAATCTTCAATCTGTATTTATGAACTTTATGCCGTCTGCTAATATTAATAATATAGCACAGAACGGTATGGCAACCACGTATCCCAGTAAAAGTAATGGTGATTTAGCACACTTTTCTAGAATACAGTTCTTACGTGGGGGACAAAAATTTCCAGCAACTTTTGATTTTACGACTAATATTAGTGAAGACCCAAATGTTGAAGTGGTTGATCCAGAACTTTTGAAATATTTTGTTGATTCTGTTATTCCAGAATATTTAACTGATAGAACTGCAATTTCTAATCTCAATAATAATCGTGCTTACAAAGTAAGTGCTACTGGAACTGATAGTTATTTACTTGAAGGCGGTGGTGGTTCATGTTTTGGTATTGGTATAAAATATTCTCAATTCAATAATGGACAAGATTTCTCTGCACTGCAATGGGGTTGTTCTCTTGAATCTACTTTGACTGATGATTCACCACAATCGGTCTTTTTGTATTTCAAGGCAAGAACTACTCTACTTTTTAATGAAAACGGGCTTCAAATTTTAAATTAGTATAATATGTTTTATTTTTTACTTATTTTTTTTTTATTTATTTTATAAATATTTTATTATATTATTAATACTATAATATGGATATGAATGTTAATGACGATACGCCAGTTGTTCCAAACTTTTTGAAACTCTCTGAAATACCAGTAAATTATGAACAAAAGGTTTCTACAGAATTGTTAGACCCAGTTGTCTTCCGAGACAGTGGAAATGGAAATAAAGGATTTGCTCGTTTTGTTTTATCTAATACTGGATTTTTACACTCTCATTCAAAATTGTTTGTTAGTTTAATTCCCCCAAGTGATGTAACTGTGTCTACTATGCCATTGGGAATTGGTGCTATGAGTTGCATAGATTCTGCAGTGATGAAAATTGGAAATCAAGTCGTTAATGAAATATCTAGCGTCGGAGCGCTCCACCAGTTAAAGTCGGCACTCATTCGTTCTGAAAATAATTGTGAACGTGAATTGTACACCAGCGGTCGTAGTATGAATATGGATTTTAAATATAAATTTGGTTCTGATAAAGCATCTAGCAATATTGGTGTTAGTGTTGGTCGTGAACATACTGAAGTTGTTGATTATGCAGATCTCACAGACGCTGGATTAACTGTTAATACTGAACTATTACCATTTGCTGATATGAACCATAATAATCCAACTCATTCTCCGTCGTATGCTATAGATTTGTCTGATTTATTCCCATTTTTGAAAAATCATGTTCTTGCTTTGTATATGTTTGATGAACCCATAAGTATTGAATTGACTTTGTCTGACCCATCTAAACGTGTCGTTGTTGGTGAAGGACAAACTACTGATTTAGATTTTCTCATAGATCAAAATGAATTTAAGTTTTGTTTTGATAGTGTTTATTATGGTTCTGGTGATGAAATGCAAGTTTTCGCAGAACAAAATAAAAGTATGAGTTTCTCATTTGTTGATTACAGAAATATTACTACAAGTGTTACTCAAGCTAATTTGGCGAGTATTTTTGTCAGAAATATCGGTATGGCAAATCGCCACGTCAGTCGTGTGATTACATTACTTACTGATAGTGATTTATCTGATACTGCTTTACTACAAAAATATAATGCAGCATCACCAGAAATAAGTAGTGGTGGAGATGATGATGGTAAAGTTGGAGATATTGAATACAATTTGAGATATAATGATAGATTCGAATATTCTTCTAATGTTGATAATATTGCTACTTTGTTTTCTCAAACCATTCAATCTGAAGGTGTGGTGTTTGTTACTCGTGATGGTTATTCTTCTGAAGGAAGTGCTATTACGACTGATACTTATATGGGTAGAGAACAAGACGCTAATTTACAAGGATTACAAAGTTATATTTCTACACGCCTTTCTGGTGGTCGTATTGGATCTCGTGGTCTTGAAATACATTTGAAGAGTGAAGTGGCTGCTGGTGTGGACACAATGCTCAACTTCTGTGAGTATTTGAGAGTTATGCAGTTGAATGACGGAAAAGTTTCTGTGTATAATGTATAGGAAAATACTTAAAATTTGAAATATATATTTTTTTAATATTAAGATAATCATGGTGATTTGTATAGTTTGTAATATAAACGATACAAAATGTAAAAATATGTGTAAAAAATGTTATATGATTGAATATAGAAAAACAGATAAAGAGATAAAAAGAACCAGAAAATATGATTGGAAAAAGAGTGGTTTAATTGATTCACATAATGATAATTATGAAACTATATATCAAAGATATATTGATACTACTAATTGTGATTTATGTAATGTACAATTAACAAAAAAGAAAATAACAACATCTACAACTAAATGTATGGAACACAACCATCAAACTGGTTTATTTAGAAATATTGTTTGTCATAATTGTAATATTATAATGAGAGATAAAGATAAACTATTAAAAAGTAATAGTGGGATTAAAAATATACATTATTGTAAATTACGAAAAAGATATTCATATCAAAAAATTATTAATAAAATTAAAATACATAAACGTTTTAAATCTAAAATACATGCTATATGTTATAAATATATTGTTAATCTACGTATTTGTGCTGGTCATTATAATTAACTATTTTTAATATATATCTTTTGTGCTGTTTGAACGCTATGCATCATATTATTTGCGTCTTCTTCTTGTTCTGCTGTAATCTTTGGTGGACTTTTATATTTATCACTAACATATATTTTTCTCATAAGTGTGCTTGATATTCTTTTACCAATTAATCTACTTGATTGTCTAATCAATAATGTAGATATATTATTACGAGATATTGGGAATATATCATCTTCAAAATTATAATCCATGAATGCAATATATTCATCAATCACTTCATTTACTTTTTTTGAAATATTTACTTTAACTTCTCCATATTGTTTCTTTGTCTTATAGTCATTGAACATAAATCGTCTATTACCATCTTTATCTTCAACTAAATAATTATTTACATCACGGACTTTTTTATTTTCATCATCATACATTTTATCAGTTACATAGATCATATTAGACATATCATTTCTTGTTGGAGTTTTTGATAATATACTGAATATGGTATATGCACGGAGTTTAGATATATCACTGACAGTCATTTTTGATTTCTTACGGATTTCTTCAACTTCACCTTTTAACATAGCAATCATTTCATCAATAGTTTTTTTATCAACTATCTGTTCTTTTTGTTTTTCACTTACATTATCATCTTTCATTTTACTATCATATAGTTTATTTAGATTATCTCTTTTTGTCATATATTTATCAATAGTATTCTTTTGTTTTGAATTATTATTTAATTTATCTATACCTTCAAGTAATACTATGATTGCAGAGTATATATTTCTAATTGTAGTAAAATTAAGATTTTTCATTTCATCTTTAACTTTAAATTTATAATCTTTCAATTTTCTTTCAACAACACTTGGTTTTGATAAAAACTTAAAATCACTTGAATTGAATATAGTTGCTAATTTTTTAAGATTAGATTTGTAAACACCAATAGTTGTATCTTTACTATCTGGTCTTGCATATCTTAATATTTTTTTGATATTTTCAATATCTTCTGTTTTAACATTCGCCATTTATACTATAACAAATATTTTAATTTTCTGGAATTAATTATTTCTTAATATTTATTATGTCATTATTTTTAAGTATTATTCAATATAATAATTTTCAAATTTTCTTTTTGATGTTTAGTAATATTTTACTAAAATAATAATTGTATATAATATAATATGGTTTTGACTTATAAACAGCAATTCAATAAAAAACACGGTTTTAAATTA